GATGCATTTCCAAGTAATGTTGTTGAACCTGTGATTTCTGATTCATTTCCGCTTCCTGATACTTTGTCTGTAACACCCTTTCCAATAGCAGTCTGACTGTTAAGTGTTGCATACTCAACAAGGAACAGAAGCTGTGTACAAGCTGCTGTTGCAGCATATTGCTGATACCAGCCATTTCCACGATTTTCAGCAAGAAGTCCGCAATTTCTTCTTGTTAAATTCTGTGACAAACCTGAAATCGGTTTAGCATTAGCAATGGATGAAAGCTTATCTGTATTGAAGTCAGCAACTTGTGCATCATCCAAGATATATGCAGAAGCACTGACATCATACAACGAACCTTCATATGCTGACAGGTAAATCTTATTGACTTCAACACCGTTTTTCACAAACGCAGGGTGAACCTTGAAGCCAGGTTTCTTTGTCATGCTGACATAGTATCTTGCTTTACGCAGCTTGAAACCTTTTCCGATATAACCGCACTGTGTTCTTGTTACAGTTGCAGTCACACCAGTTGTTCCAGTGTCTGTGAATGTGGTTGCTGACCTTGCACCAACTTTATTTGCTGTGAATGTTACTGTTGTACCGCTTCCACCAGTTGTCCAACCTGCAAAGGTTGTATCCCTGACTTTGGTTGCAACTGCTGTTGCTGTGTCACCATTTGCAACAGCAACATTGAATGCAACACCATTCAGGGTGATGGTAATGTTACCATCTGCTGATGCACCTGCTGTGAAGGCAACAGAAGCAATTTCAACAGCTTCATTCTTTTCCATTTTCAGCGGAACAACTTTGTAATAGAACCTCGGCTGTTCAACCATGACCTGACCATTTGAACCATTTTCAATGTACCCGGGGTCACCATAGTATGCATTGACTGTTCCATTATCAGCAAGGTTGCACCTTCTTCTGCCACCGAAAGCAAGGATGCTGTCAAAGTCTGCCCCAGGTGTTTTGCCAACTGCACCTGCAAGCCTTGTGAATGTTCTGTTTGCATAGTCAACTTCAACACCCACAATGTCATCTGCGGTGTAGACGATATAACCCTCTATATCAGATAGTCGGTTCGCAATTTCTGCCATTTGTGTACTAAGCTGTTCAAGCTTAGCATCTCTATCGTTAATTGGTAAAGGTTTTTCTTCAAAAACAGCTCTACCGAGAACGGAATTCTGATCTTCAAACATAGTAATGGCCTCCTTTACTTGGGGAGTAACGGGGGCAAACTGCCCCCTTTGTTACGGTGCGGATGATGCTGTAGGAGCTTTCTGCATAACGCCGGAACTTTTCAACATTTCCAGAAACAGTCCGACTGCGGTCTGCAACTCCTTAATAGCCACAAGTGCTGAATCCAGAGTTGTGGGTTCTGTACCTGCAAAAGGCGGTACAAACGGAAGTATTCCGTGATTAGCAGCACCGAAGGTTTCCGGATAATCCGGAGTAGTCCGTATCTCCTTACCGAAGTTATTAAGATTTGTCGGTGCACCTGTCATGACAATCTCCTCCTTTACATCAATAAACATAGTCTACACTATCGTAAAACCCAGTGAAATTCTGAGTCTTCGAACTTATTTGTGGTTCCTCGCTAAGTGCGAACATTGCATAGTCCTCGTCTATATTGCGCTGGGGCTTGGTCACATCTATGCCGTCCTGGTTGTATATACCATAGATCAGCTTGTTTGGGTCAGCCGGGAGTTCCATAACGATCCATTCCAACGGGTTAATCGCGTGGTTGTTCTTATCTTCAGGCTTATTATCCCAACCTTCCAGGTCTGAAGCTTTTGCCTTGAATTTATATTCAGAAAGCTCCTTGACCAACCCTTTACATGAGCTGAAGATGCGTATTTTGCCGGATTCAAAGTATGTAGTCAAGCGGTAAATTCTGGCATCTAAGTCGATTGCACCGGGTTTAAAGCTTATATTGTAATCCAGGAAGTGATCAATAAGCGTCTTCTTGTTGTAGTCCCGCTTCGTCCCGGATTTCGGGTCGATGATGGGCTGTCGTGCCCAGCCACCTACAGGAATATCTTTGGTGTCTTCGTAAAACATGCGGGCAAGCTCTTCAACGTTCTTATTATTGGTACGTCTTTCCTTATAAATATACAATAAATTGTGTTCCTCGTCAATAGCACCGTACAGAAACACAGAATCATCGGCAAGGCCGTAGTCATAGGCCATGATCCGCTTCCAATGCTGCGGTATTTCGAACTCGTCCTGGGGTTCGATGATGTATTTCTGGGCTGAAGGATAGACCAGACCTTCTGCATAGAGGAAACTGCCGAATACATAGCGGTTTATCCACCATATCGGCTTGTTTTTACAGAGTTCTATAAGGAAATTCTGTGGCAGGAACTCATTCATCTCCGTTGCCGTGATATGGGAGCTGATGTTAGCGTCCTTTGATTCAGAAGGTACGCGGTATTCGTCAGTAATCGGCCCATGCTTGTAAATCTGATCGGACACATTGAGGACTTCGGAGCGTACCCAGCCTGAATCCGGATTGCTTTCTATGATGCCACGCCGCCAATCGGCTGCAATAAGCGGGATCTGAACCCCTGTTTTAGTGACACGGTACTGTATTTCACCTTGCTCATTGCGGACGGGAGCCGTGGCGGCCATATTTCTCAACCTTGACTTTAACTGAGTGAACGCCGCAGGCTTTACTTCCGACGCTTCCATGATGACAAACATCGTGAGGTTGTAAGATCTGAGTTTTTCAGGATCATCAAAAGGCCTGTACATGACACGGTGCCCGTTTATCAGATCCATATATTGCTTCTGAGTGGAATAGCTACTGACGAATGCTGCCGGGATATCCGCTTCCAGTTCACGCTTTAACGTCTGCTCATACTGGGAGGCGACATTGGCTCCAATCAGCGTATTGCCGTCGGGTGTCAGCATCATGTGTTTGTAGATTTCTTCCCTGGTAGTTGTGGTTTTACCTGAACCATAACCTCCGAAGTTGCCCGTGAAACGATGGGGGTCTGTGTGTACAGCTGCCTGATGGGGCTGAGGGATATAGGTGTTTATATAGGTATTACAGCGGGTGCAGTTATACCAGAACTCTGACTCAGCACCTGACCAGGCTTTGCTTTTTTCAGTTAGGGCCCCGCATCGAGGGCACTTCGAGAAGTCACGGACAGCCTTCATAGCTTAGTTAATCCTCCATACCTGCAGGATAATGAATAGGGCATGCAGGATTCTCATATAATATCTCAACGCCATATGCTAAAGCTACAGCGTGCTCGATCCTGCATCCACGAGCAGTGTCCCAACCATCACAGAAGTAAACTGTATGGCACAGGCTCATATTTTCAAGGGATTTTGCAAGGAAACATAATGGGATCTGGACAACACCGCGTTCCGCCATTTTTTCTTTGGAGTACCACTCATCTGTGAACAGCGTGTTGACCACTTCAAAGCCTTGGGATTCCAGATACTGGATGGCTCTGTTCCGGGTTGCTACGATCTGTTCATCTGTCAGACCTGCCATTGGTTGACTAATCATTGCTTTTTTTCTCATACTGTTTACCGCCTTTCACAGATTTCAAGTAAGAGGCCTCTTTCTTTGCCATCTCTCTGCGCTGTTTACGATTAGCTATCTTTTCATACTGTCGGTTGATAATGTTGTTCTCAGCCTCCAGAATAGCCTGAGTTGTCAGGTGCGGGCGCATCTCGATCTCCGGAGCAAAGTAGCTGAGCGTGTTGGAAGCGGCTGCGTTGTACATGTCATAGAGTTCTTCCTTGACTTGGGTACGCTGATCTACAGGGGCAGCCGCCACGATGGAGTTCATTGCCTGGAGGATACCGGTGGAGATGACCTGAAGGAAATCGGCAAGGGTCAACGTAGGGCGTGCATAAGTGACATGAACCTTGTTGTTCTTGATTTCAAAAGTGATCTTGTTATCTTCCATGTCAAACCTCACTTTCCCAATCGTGTCGGATTATTTATAGAAATAGTTTAACATAATGTGGAAGTTATTGCAAGCCATTTTAAAGGGCAGGGGGGCTATGATTAAAAGTTAAAATGATTTTATGGATTATTAGACCACACAAAAACTAATAAGGGG